AGTTTCGTCCCAACGACCTTCTAATAATTCTTGTGACATTTAAGTCTCCTTATATTATGTCTTGGATTACAGCCCTGCCAAACGCTTTAGATCGATCACGTTGGATTGTGTCTCAACATGATCTGCATCTGGACTGCGGGCAGATTTATCGCCAGTGGCTTCAGATAATGATTCAGCAATTACTTTACGGGCTTTTGCGGAACGATCTTCTAAAACTGCTGGTAGATACTTTTCAAACGCACTAGCTAATCTCTTAGTTTGTACGCTTTCTAACAAGTTCTTCATGACTTCACGCTTCTCTTCATTTAGAGGAGCGAGCAATTCTTCCATGGCGTTTACACGTTCATTGGATTCTTTAATCATGCGGATCTCGCGTTCTTTGGATTCAACGAGAACTTTTGCTTTCTCGGCGAATTTGATGGCTTCGGACAGTTTCTGATCTTTCTGAGCGATCGTATCATGCAACTTGCGAACTTCGGCTTTCTCGTTTAAATGAGTAGCACCAAATTCACTTGCATACGCTTCAAAAATACGACGACCAAAATTGTTCTCACGAGCAACTTTGATGTCTTCTTTCAACTGACTGAGTTCACCCTTTAGATGTGTGCTAACAGCGTTAGACATTTTCTTGGCAGATTCTGTTACAAATCGAGCTTTGAGTGTTTCTAACTGTTTGCGAGCTTCACGCACCAAACGAACTTTAGTTTCAACAACGTCTTGTTTGTCTTGTGCAAATTCTTGAATCTCACGTGCAAGAGCATGAACAACAAAGTTTTCTAATTTAGAAATACCTTCGGTGTGTGTCTTGCGATCTTTACGCAACTCGCCAATTTCTTCTGCTAATTTAGTGATCATGAAGTTGTTAAACTTGCTAGCATCTTCTTTGATCTTAGCTTGGAACTTGACACGGTCTTCTGCCAGTTGGCGCTTTTCAGCGGCAACCTGTTGAAGTTCTGCGTTAAGACCTTCTGTTACCATACGATCCAGGGCTTCCACCATCACTTGTTTGTCATGCTCATAGCGTTGTGCAAACTCTTCGCGGAGTTCTGCACGAGCTTGTTCTTTAGCTTCATTTAACTTGGATTCCCAAGCCTCAGTAATTTCTTGCTGAGCTTCTTCACTTAACAATTCGCTATCTAGTAACGGTTTAATAGCATTCTGCATGCTGATTTCTCCTAGATTTTGAGCCCACGTATAAAGCGCATAACTTCGCTTTTTACATAGCTCTGTGCTTTGCCGCTTTTAGCTGGGTCCTTGAACATTTCCAAAATGCGTTGTCCGCCGGCATGATTTAACAGGCCTTCGTAAATTGCAGTTGGATATGCGTTTGGAGCACTTGGCTGAGCGACTACATCTACAGTGACAATTTCAAAGTCACTGACATGTCCGTTGCGGTCGTCGACGTTTCCTGATCCACGACTGCTAACACCTAATTTAACACCCGACGTCAACATGGTTTTAACCAGTTCGCCCATCGGTGTTGGTAGTATCTTTAATTTTCCATAACCAGCAGGGCCATCCATCCACATTTTTTCAATCATGTGACTCACACGATCCAAATTGATTTTCAAATCATCTGGGTGATCTACTTCGCCCAATACAGAGTGACCTGTAGTAATTTGTTCATTGATGGTGTCTACTGCCTTGGCTATTTCGTTAACAGGATATACACGCTCGTTGGCGTTTCTTACGCCGCCCTCAATGCAAATGCCTTTAAGATAAAGATTTTTGCCGGAGCCATCCGCGGCTTCCTCAGACAAGATTTCTGCTCTTGCCTGAGTGAAGCTTAGATGTTCTTTTAGATATCGAGCCATATCTACCTATTAGCCTTTTGGAAATGGTGTCTTTGTATTAACACCAGCTGCTTGAGTTGTTACAGGCTTTGGAGCTGCATCCAACTTAGCATTGGCTGTGCCTTTACCAGGTGTGTTTTTAAACTTACCTGCTTCTGGCAAATCACCGGATTTTGGAGCTGGGCGGCCTTGTGCTACATCACCAGTCATTTTAACTGGAGCACCTTGCATGCCTTTAGCGCCTGAATTAAAAGCTACTGTGCTTTTAGTATTTGTGCCAGCTGGCTCAGAAGTTGTAGGAGCAGGAGCCTTGTCCAACGCTACGTTTTCAGCCATCATGTCTAACTCTTCCGAATCAGACTCTTCTTCGCCGTCACCAAACTCAGCAGTTTCTGTATCGTCCATTTCTAAATCGTCGCCACCGTGCATGTCGCTAACCGAATCGCCGTGCTCTTCGGCTTCGTCACCCATCAATGATTCAAATTCAGCCATGAGTTCGTCAAGTTTGTCTTCCAAATCAACAACGCGATCTTCTAAATCTTCGCCGTTTTCTTCGCCTTCTTGCATTTCCATGCCAGTTTCTTCCGCTTCAACACCGTCCATCATGGACTCGTCGTCCATCATAGTGTTTTCGTCAAGATCTTCTTCCTCTTCTTCAGAGTCTTCTTCTTTGGCTTCGTCTAATTCTTCTTCGGAATCCTCTTCTGCAGCTTCGTCCAACTCTTCTTCGGACTCTTCTTCGTTCATGAGATTTTCGTAGATTTCACGTGACTTTTCTACAACGATATCGTGGAAAAGTTCTTTGGCTTTCGCCTCTTCATCATTGATCACGTATTCGATCAATTGTTCAAATTTCGATGTCATATTATCTCCTTCATAGGTTATGGCTCGTGATAATATTTACATATTATTTGTAATATTGGTGTATTTGAGGTAGAAAACTAGGTGTTTTTGACTGTATTGTTACAGTCCAGGAGCAGCCAGAGGAGGTGCATACTGTTTTTTAATATCTTTTAATTTTTCTTTGTATTCGTATGATCTAACGTCTTGCATTTGACGTAGCTTGTTGAGTTGGCGCAAAGTTAAACGTGTTTTACGTAGATCACCCAGACGAGGTTGACTGTTGTCTTGACCAACATCTTGATAACCTTCGGGGCTACGCTTGTAAATTTCGTTGAGAATCATGTAGGTATTTATACTCCAGGAACACCTGCGCCCGGAGTGGCGCCAGCAATTCCAGGTGCTGTGGCAGGAGCACCGGGCATTCCGCCTTCTGGACCACCCGGTGGCATACCTATTTCTGCTCCAGATAGTTCTTGTCCGGTTGCTATATCTTGCTCCAATCCTGCCGGTGTAACACCAATGGCACGTAGATCTTGTCCTTGTGTGGTTGTTAATTCTGGCTCGTCGCGTTCTTCTTTCCAGGCTTTTTCATTTTCTTGGATTTCTTCTTCGGTTAACCCTAGATAACGCTTCATCATAAAACGCTTGCTCATGTAAGGCAAGGGTTCTAACTGTGCAAATGCTTGAATACGGGTAGTATCCAGTTCGCTTTGGCGATATGAAGCAAAGTTTTGGGGTTCGCACAGGGATATGCTGAAAATTCCAGCGTCAATATTAAAGCCTCTCCAGCGTAAAAACATCTTGAATTCATCGTCTAATTTCTGCATGATCAAGCGTTGTAGGCGCATGCAATACTGGTTAAAACGGTATTCTTGGATCAGAGCAGTGCCTACGCGACCATCATTCATAGCCCGATCTGAGTCGTCAGGGCCGGTGGGCAGGTAGCTGGAGGGCACACGTAAACCCCGTGCCATCTTGTTGTTAAAGTATTTTAAATCGTCAATTTCGCCCAGATTGGCACCGCCGGGCAGGGTAGTTACGTCGCTTCCGCGACCTTCTGAGGTAACCGGAAAGAAGTAGTCTTCGTTGATGCTGAGTGGGTTGTAGCTGGAATCCATCATGTTGGCGCCACCACCAGTTGTGGTAGGAATACGTCGCTGATGCATTTCGTTTTTGACACGTTCCACAAACTGCATGGCCAAGTGGCTTGGCATGTTGCCCACGTCAATCTTGAAGATTCTGCGTTCCGGAGCACGTTGAACACGATAGATCAGCACACTATCTTCTAGCAACTCTTTTTGTTTGAATACTTTAAAAATATTTTCCAGTATACTTTGTCCAAACGGCCAAAAGTAATCCAAGCCTTCATTTAGACTCAGGTGCACCACGTGACGTGCATCAATACAGGTTTCGTTCATGGCCTGTGTAAAACGGCTGTTACCTGTTCCGCCACCTGCACCACCATAGCCACCACCGTTGGGTGCTGTGTAATTGTTCTGTCCAGCAACACCAGTAGCACGGCTCACATAGTAGTCGCTTGTGGTTTTTTGTGCCACACTCATGTTTTGAAAGTTGGGATTGATATCACGGATAATATACTGCTCAGGACGTTTGCCTTCGCTTTCGTTAACGATAACACGGGCCACTTTGACCATGTCTACCCACATCATTTCAAATGTTTCTGGGTCACGCACAAACACTTGATCGCCATACTTGATGGTATTACGGAACAACTTGAACACACGTTGATCCAACTTGTTTAACTTGGTCCACTGTTGCAGTTGTTTTTTGATAATTTCAATTTCATGATCGGTGGGTTGATCATTGAAATTAATGTCAAATGGCGTGCCGTTGTCATCATTGACCTGGGTTGAAAACTCAGCAATAATGTCTAGACAGGCATTTACTTCTGAGTCACAGTCCATGTTTTCGTATTGGTTATAGCGTTCAATTCGATTTGGATGCCCTGAATATACTTCTGGCAAGCGGCTGGCATAATTGCGGAAGGCAAAATCGTTGGGAGTGCCGGTTCCATCAGCATAGCCTGCTCCGGTCTGTCGAGGATATCCGTCTAGGCCAAATTGGTTTTGTCCTGAGATTGGACTGAGTTGGCCGCCAGTATTAGCAACCTTAAAATACTTTTTCCAACCGCGTTTACGGTTATTATCGTTATCTGCCATGGTTGTATATTTATGGAGCGATCAGTTTGCTAGGACTAATTTACGATCCAGCGTATGCCGCCGTTTTTTTGGTATTATCAGCAACATCCATCATGTTTCTATTGAGTGTGTCCAATTTGCTGTTTAGACTAGCTATGATGTTATCACTGTCGCTGCCGGATGATCTTGATGCTGTAGTTGTATCTT